TAAACACCAAACCTTTTTTCACCAATTTGTTTTTTGATAAATTTGTTTTCTAAAAAAGTCATAAATTATATTACATATATTTGTCTTGGCATTGCTGTAAACTTCTTAATCTTATTTAAGTTTTCAGCTAATAGAGCTTCTCTTTCCATTACCTTTTCAGGTTTTAATCTTGTTAGACGACCTTCGGCGCCAATTAATTCATCAATCAATTTTGTCTTTTCATCTTTAGCTTCAGTTGCTAATGATGTATAATCCATTGTTAATTCCGAATCAGGAGTTTTGATATTACCACTGAATTTACCTCTTACTCTCGATAATGTTTCCTTAGCATATGCGAAGAACCATCTACGAACCCAAACTTGTGCGGGGTTATTTAATTCATCCCAATTAATTTTTTCAAAAGGAACATCTGATGGTAGTTTAATAATATCAGGATTATCTTTAAGACATTTATCTCTATCACCTTGTCCAGTATCGTAATACCAATACCAAACTTTACCTCTCATTAATGTTGCATTACCAAAGTCAAATTTACCACCAGGTGTATTCATTAAGTGAACTGCTTTTTTACCTTCAGGAAGTGCTGTAATTCTGTAAGTTAAATCACCAGCGATAATTCTTCTTTGGATATTAATTTCTTGCATTCTCAATAACATATCAAATGCTGGCATCATGAAATAAGAACCTGAATAACCCATTTGAGAGTAACCACCAGGACCACCTAAACCTGCTCCACCTAACGCTCCAAATGTCCATGGGTCAAATAACAAGTTATTTAATTCAGATGGAGTAAACCATAATAGTTCGTTTATCTCTCTACCTGCAGGGATTTCATAAATTTGTTGTCCTCTTACAAGTTGGATATAATCTTTTTTTAATTCCCAATCACCACCAGCCTGTAAACCAACAATTTTAGAATATGCGTAAGTGTATCGTTCTTCGAAATTAAAATCTTTAGTTATGAAAGCTCTTGATAAAGACTGTGTATCCAAATTAAGATTATAAAGTGATGACCATTGAGATTCAATTAACCAATCTTGAATGTATTGTGAATAATCTTCAATAGACAACTCTAAAAGAGAATCTAATTGTTCGTCTTCTAATTCAATACTTCTTAATGGTGCACCAAGAAGATGTCTTAATTTAGTGAAGAGTTGGGTTCTATATGGTTCAGAAATTATTGACATAGGTTTTTATTCTATAAATATTAAGATAGTGTATAAATTAAACTATCTTGTGGAAATACAAAGTTACCATCAACTATTTTTGTTCCTGAATTTTCAAATACTAAAATAGTTGTTCCCTTACTGAATATTATCCAGTCTGTACTATATTTCTTAACTTGACCTGAATTTAAAATAGTTATTTCATTTTCAGATTCTGAAATATTTGAATAAGGTTTGATTTGTGCGGTATATTCTCTTCCTTTATCTTTGATAATACAGTCAATACCTTTAACCATATCTAATTCACTTCCAAGTTCACCAATTCTTGTAACATTCTCATCTCCAAATTTTTTCTTTAGAATTTTTACTGTTAAATCTTCGGTTTTATTACCTTGTCTGTCTTTCTCTCCAAGAATTTCCATTATGTTTTTAAAAGTGTCAGATTCTTGATTAAAAATTCTTGAACCATATCTCCCAATTAATGAAGTCATTCTTTTAACTTCATCTATTTGTTCTTGCGGTGTTTTACCAACAAAATCTAAAACAGGTTGGTTTTGTGATTTTAGCAATTTATTTAAATCATTAACAAGAATACAAAAACCATAATAGTTTGTGTTAAGTCTATTAATTACTGACCTACCTTTTCTTTCCAAATCATAAATTCCTGACATCTGACCTTTCTCATATTCATTGTATCTATAGAAATTATCAGGAAAAACATTTTTCAAAACATCATTAATACTATACATGAATATTTTCTTCACTTCATCATTGATGTTGAATATGAATCTATATGTCTGAGCCATCTCATAAGTACAAGATGTAGATTTTGACTCAGTAAGAAGATTTCTTGAAAAGATAGATTCAGTTAACTTTGTCTTCATTTTCATTTTCAACATTTTGTTGACAAATTGCCAATTGACACTGTCCCAAAAATTTTTGATATAATCGTTTTTTTCGTTTTTGTATTTTAAATAATAAGCGTGTTCCCAAAGGTCTAATCCCAATATAGGATAACCACCATTTTTGACAACATTCATAAGTGGATTATCTTGGTTTGGTGTTGACATAACTTTTAGTTTATCACCTTTTGTTAGTATCAACCACACCCATCCTGAACCAAATCTTTCTTGAGCAAATTCTTCAAAAATAGTTTTAAATTCTCTATAACTTCCAAAATCTTTTTTAATTTTTTCTAAAATATCACCTTGTATTTTTTGTTTTTTAGGTGATAACATTTTCCAAAATAATGCATGATTGAAAGCTCCACCCGCATTATTTCGTATAGTTTCGTCGTACTTACTAATTGATTTAATGATTTCTTCTAACTCTAAATCTCCGTAGTCCTTTTGAGAAAGTGCCTTGTTTAATTTTTTAACATACCCTTTGTAATGTTTATTATAATGGGTAGACATCGTTTCTGAATCAATAAAGTTTTTTAACGCAGAATATGAGTAAGGTAATTCTTCAATACCTATACGTTTCATTTCTGATAAAATGAACTTTTTGTTTGTCTGGTACTCCTCTTTTAAAAGTTGTTCGTTAATCAGATTGATTTTTTCTTCAATCTTTTTCATACAGTATTATTTTAATAATAAATAATCTGAAAGTTCAAATTATCTTAAGTTATTAATTTTATTCATGATTTCTTCTACAACATCACCTGAATTAAGGTTATCCCCCATAACAGTTGCAATGTTTTGTTTTTTATTATTAATCATGTCGTATATGATTCCTTCTATTGTGTTTTCAAATATTGGGTAGTAAACTGATACTGAATTTTTTTGGCCGTAACGATACGCTCTATCTTCAGCTTGTGATAAGTCACCAGGCACAAATGAAAGGTCATTTATAATAACCGCTTCAGCTGCGGTAAGAGTAATACCAACACCTGCAGCTTTAATGTTACCAACAAATACTTTAATTTTGTCATTTTCTTGGAATTGGTCGACCGCATATTGTCTTTGTGGTTTTGAACAACTACCATCTAAATGAACTGCTTGTTTACCAAAATGTTCTTTTATCTTGTTTAAAGTTTCAGTAAAATTAGTAAAAATAATTACTTTTTTATCTTGGTCTAAAATGTTCTGAGCCAACTCAATTGTACTACTAACTTTTTCTTCTGAAATAACTTGTCTAACCTTCATAAGTTTTGAGAACTGTACGGTTAATGACGAAGATTCTTCTTTTTTATTGTCGTACCAATTGTAATACTCACCCATTAGTCCTTCATATAATCTTGACCTCAATCTGAGATAAACAGGTGTAATGATTTTATCAGGTAAATCTAAAACATCTTCTTTTAATCTTCTCAATACCTGTCTTGATGTTCTATCTCTCAATTCTTCTAAATTTGACGCTCCTGTAACATTCCAAACTTTTCTATTTCCAGCCTTAAACTGATATCCTTGACAATATCTAATGGCATAGGCCATCCAATTCTGAGCAACAGGACTTTCAATTAAACTTAACAAATTAAAATAATTCATAGGTCTTGATGTCATTGGTGTACCGGTTAACAACCACAACCTATCAACCTTTTTTGAGAAATTATTAACCAATTTTGTTCTTTGAGCCTGACCATTTTGAACATAGTGGGCTTCATCTATAATAATTAAGTCAGGATTAAATTGATATATTAATGAATTTTCTTTTTCCTTTAAGTCGTAGAAATTTTTAAGGATATCGTAGTTCACAATGACAAAATCATGGTCAATGGAGAAATTTTTACCATCGGCAATATAAACACTTCTATCACTATAATTTTTTATTTCCCTTTCCCAGTTTATTTTGAGCGATGCGGGACAAATAATAAGAATTTTTTTAGAACCTGTCTCTAAAGCTGCGATGATTGTTGATGTGGTCTTACCCAACCCCATATCATCCGCTAAAATAAATCTCTTACTACCTACAAGTTTCTCAATTGCTTCTTTTTGATGTTCTAACGGTGGTCTATGTGAGTATTTTGAATAATCTATGGTTACTTTTTCAACAACATGTGTTTTAATTAATGCTCCTTTTGGTAACCAAAAATCGTGAATTTCTTCAGATTCGAATAATTTACCCCAAATATGATAAGATTTTTCTTTCTCAGCTAATAACTTCTCAACCCATACATTGTTAGGTATTTCAGTATAAAGTTTTTCATCTGCAATTTTTTTTGAGAAGTACGGGTCTAAATCAACCCACTTTTTTGCTACTTTTGGTTGTTTATCGTGAAAATTTAAGATATAATCTGACTGTGAACGAGTCAAATAAAACTTTTTATTTTTTTGACGGTTCTTTTTTAATTTTAAAATATAATTATTTGCACCGTCATAACTTTCGAGAATTGAGAGAGCTCTTGTCTCAATAGTATTTGGGATATTTGAATTTGGTAAAGATTCCAATGTGCACTTTTAATTTAAAAATAATCAATTAATTAATATTTATCAATATGTCAGAGAATAAAGTCCCAATAACAAGAATTGGTAAATTTTTCGGAGAGGAAGATTTTAGTTTGGATGTCTCTATGGGCTCCGAATGGTTGGAAGGTGATATGAACTTTACATTAGTTCTTTATAGGATTGATAGAACTAAAACTAAAACAGATGATGTTTATGGTGAGACATTAGAAGACGGTATTAAATTTTTACCACCTGTTGAATTTAAGGGTTATGTTAAAATTTTGGCACCTGAAAACAAATATTTGGGCTCAAGTAAGTTAGACCAAGTTGAACCTGGTAATTTAAATGTTGGAGTGTATCAAAGACACTTAGATGAGTTAGGTATTGATGTTAACTATGGTGATTATATTGGTTACTATGAAACTGAAAGTAGAGTTAGATATTATGTGGTAAACAATGATGGTCGTGTTACGTCTGACAATAAACATACTTATGCGGGTTATAAACCATTCTACAGGTCAATAATTGCATCAGCTGTTATGAATAACGAATTTAGAGGATTATAAAAATAATGGCATTACCTAAAAAAATTAAACCATACTTACCTTTAACGGAACCAAAAACATTGTTACCAAGAAGGTATGAGTTATTGGAGAAGATAAATAAAGACGGTACTTATTTACCAAAATCTTTATTGCATGCTGATTTAGATAGAGGGTTTTTAGATTTTGTAAGAGATGAATTAAAAACTGTTGTTACAGGAAAAATCATCCCAACAGTTGATATAATAATAACCACTCAAAACTGGTCTCAATTCACTGAAACATGGGATTTCCAAAATTTAGATAAGAACGTTGAGCCTCCATTGATAACTACAATTCGTAATCCTGAAGTTAAATTTGGTAGTAATCCTGCGGTAATGTATAATATTCCAAATAGAAGATTATATTTTTATGCTCAAGTACCTACTTGGGATGGTCAAAGACATGGTATGGACATTTATAAAATACCACAACCTGTACCTGTTGATATTACTTATTCTGTTAAAATTATTTGTAATAGAATGAGGGAACTTAACGCATTTAATAAAGTTGTTTTAGAAAAATTTGCTTCAAGACAAGCTTATCAAGTTATTAAAGGACACTATATTCCGATTGTTATGGGTAACATTACTGATGAATCGGAATTAACTATTGAAAAAAGAAAGTATTATATTCAGACCTATGAATTCACAATGTTAGGATTCTTAATTGATGAGGATGAGTTTGAAGTTTCACCAGCAATTAACAGAGTTTTACAAGTTGTTGAATTAGATAAAGGAGTTCCAAGAAAACAGAAAAAAATAAATGATAACCCTGCAAGTACTAATTTAAATGTCCTATTTGTGGTAGGTAATAGTTTAATTTCCCAAAGATTTGATTACACAGTTAATCTAAATCTTGGTGATACAAAAAATGTTAAAACCTTTGAAGTTTATATTAATAACTTGTATTATGGTGAAAATGTTGGACAAATTCAAATTAATACAGGAGATGTTTTAAAAATTGAAGTTACCAAAAATGATGACGGTTTAGAGTCAACAATTCAATTTAATAACTTACTTCTTTAATTTTCACCATAGATATCTTTCTTTGGTTTACAGTTATCTAAAATAAGTTTTTCTAAAAACCTATACATAACCACACCGTTGTTATCACAATACTTTTTTAGTATATCATGAGTTTCAATCGATATCTTAAGATTTTTTATTTTTTTAATATTATCACCCATAGTAGAAAATAGGTAGAAAATATTCTACCCAATTTATAAATACATTGAACAAAGTCAAGTATTTTGTTTTTTTTTCAAATATTTATCTAAAAAATAAATTAACTAATAAAAAAAACTAGTAATGGCATCTAACAGTAAAGTTTTTGTATCTCCAGGTGTATACACATCTGAGGTAGACTTAAGTTTTGTTTCACAAAGTGTGGGTGTTACAACTTTAGGTATAGTAGGGGAAACTCTAAAGGGTCCAGCATTTGAACCTATTTTCATCACAAATTTTGATGAATTCTCTACTTACTTTGGTGGTACTTCTCCAGAAAAGTTTGTGAACACACAAATCCCAAAATATGAGGCGGCGTATATCGCAAAATCATATTTACAACAATCAAATCAATTATTTGTAACTAGAGTTTTAGGGTTATCAGGATATGACGCAGGACCATCATGGTCTATCTACACGGTAGCGAATGTTGACCCAACAACTATAGGATTCAAATGTATAAATTCAGAACCGGCATCTCCCGAAACAGATTGTGAACCAATATGTTTAGAATATGAAACAATTCCTTTCATATTTAACTTCACAGGTTGTACGTCAGGTGTTGAAAGTATATCATTTACTTCATCATTACCGGCAATTATACAAGATAAATTAACAACTCCATTTGAATTATTCAACGGAAATGTTTCAAGTATTAACGCAAATCTTAAAAATCAAATTTACCAAGTAATCTTAAACAATTCTTTGGTAAACTCTTCGGTATATTTCTACGGAGTAATTGAGGGTAACGATTATGATGGTTTAGTAACGACATATGGTACATCTAATTTAACAAATGTTTACGGTGTTGACGATGTAAGTTCAACAACTGCGGATTTATCAGACCCAAATAACGACCCTTGGTATTACTCATTGTTTAATAATGTTGGTAACTCTGTTTATTCAGGTTCATCATTCTACACAACAATTGTTGATTTTGCAACAACAACAACCTCTTCAAATTGTGCTTCTTTTGTGAATTATAGTGTAAGTGGTGTGACAGGAGGAATTAATTACAATACTAACACAATTAATGTTATTTTACCATACGCCACTTTCTCATCTGCAACTTTAACAAATGTTATCAGTAACTTTAGTGCATGTACAACGGATATCACAGTTAATTCAGTTCCACAACAAAGCGGTGTAACTACTAATGATTTCTCAGGTGGTTGTTTAACATATGTATTAACTTCTGAAGATGCATCAGTTACAACTGAATGGACTGTTTGTGTTACAATTGAAAATCCTTGTAATCCGGCGGTAACAGGAAGTACAGGTTCTCAAAATACAGGTTCATTTGTAACTTGTTATAGTGGAAGTATGATGGGTACAATTTATGTGTATTCAGGTACAGCTTATACTGACTTTGACGATTTAGTAATCGCTACTTTACGTTCAAGAGGTGTCGCTAACTACTCTAATGACGATGGTGCGGTATACGAAGTATCAGGATTAACAGATGTTCAAATGTTATGTACAGGACCATACAGTGGAATCAGTACAAACCCTTACGCAACATTTGGTTTAAATGTTACAGGAAAAACAGGTACACAGTATTTCTTTGAAACTTCTTTCACTAACTCAGACCCAAAATATATTTCAAAAGTATTTGGTTCGTCAAACTTTAGTAAACCAAAATCGGTTGTTCCATTGTTTGTTGAAGAAAGATATCAAGCTTTATTAAACTACGGTTATAAGAAAGGTTATGTAAGAGGTTTAAATTGTGAATTAATTTCTTTACCTGATGCAAGACAAGGTTCTGACGGAACGTCAATCGCTTGGTACTTAGAACAATATCAATCACCAAGTTCTCCTTGGGTTGTTTCTGAATTAAGAGGTAATAAAGTATTTAACTTATTTAAATTTACAACAATCGCTGATGGTAATTCTGCGAATATTGAAGTTAAAATTTCTATAGCAAACATTTCATTCAGTAACGGTACATTTGATGTATTAATTAGAGATTTCTTTGATAGTGATGCAAATCCTGTGGTACTTGAGAAGTTTACTAATTGTGCTATGAATCCAAATGAAAATAACTTTATCGCACAAAAGATAGGTACTGTTGATGGGGAATATCAACTGAACTCAAAATATGTGATGATTACTATGAATGAAGACGCTCCGATAGACGCACTTCCTTGTGGTTTCGAAGGTTATTTAACAAGAGAGTATGCTGGTGGTAAGTCTCCGTTCCCAATTTATAAAACTAAATATGACTACCCTGGTGAAGTTATTTATGACCAACCATTCGGTACTTCAACAGGTGCGAACGACGCTAACACAAGTCCGGGTGACAATGTAAGAAGAACTTATTTAGGTATTTCTGACACAATTGGATATGACGTAGATTTCTATAGTTATAAAGGTAAACAACTTCCATTAGATATTTGTAACGATACAACTGGTGATAATTGGGCGTATTTAACAAGAGGTTATCATATGGACATAAACGCACAGTCAATCTTGATTCCTTCAGGATTTGCAACTGCGGGACAACCAAAATTCTATGTGGGAAGTTCACCATTTACAACTGACCCTGAAAATACTGATAACCAATATTATAGATTATTCGCTCGTAAGTTCTCATTACTATGTAATGGTGGATTTGACGGATGGGATATCTATAGAGAATCAAGAACTAACCTTGATAGATTCGTATTAGGTAGAACAGGATACTTGAATGGAGCTTGTTCTTCAATCAAATACCCAAATGCAACAGGATGGGGAGCGTTTAAACAAATTTCAGTAGGTGATAACACTATGGATTGGGGTAACACCGACTATTACGCTTACTTATTGGGACAGAAGACATTCTCTAACCCTGAATCAGTTAACATTAACGTTTTTGTAACACCTGGTATTGACTATGTAAACAATAGTGACTTGGTTGAACAAGCGGTTGAAATGATTGAGTATGATAGAGCGGATTCATTGTATATCTGTACAACTCCTGACTACAAAATGTTCACACCATCATCTTCAGACCCAACGGATTTAATTTATCCAACTGAAGCGGTTGATAACTTAGACACAACAGGAATTGATTCTAACTACACCGCAACTTACTATCCTTGGGTACTTACAAGAGATTCGGTAAATAACACTCAAATCTACCTTCCAGCAACAGCTGAAGTTTGTAGAAACTTAGCGTTAACCGACAACATTGCATTCCCTTGGTTTGCAGCGGCAGGTTACACTCGTGGTATCGTAAATGCGGTTAAAGCACGTAAGAAGTTAACACAAGAAGATAGAGATACACTTTATAAAGGAAGAATTAACCCTATTGCAACTTTCTCTGATGTAGGAACTGTAATATGGGGTAACAAAACTCTTCAAATTAAAGAGTCGGCTCTTGACAGAATTAACGTAAGAAGATTGTTATTACAAGCTCGTAAATTGATTTCAGCAGTTTCTGTGAGATTGTTGTTCGAACAAAACGACCAAAAAGTAAGACAAGATTTCTTAAATGCTGTTAATCCAATCTTAGATGCAATCAGAAGAGATAGAGGTTTATACGATTTCCGTGTAACAGTTTCTTCAGACACTGCTGATTTAGATAGAAACCAAATGACAGGTAAGATTTATATCAAACCTACAAGGTCTCTTGAGTTCATAGATATTACATTCTATATAACACCAACAGGAGCGTCTTTCGAAAATATCTAATAACCTTAAATGACAGACCAGTAGAAATACTGGTTTGTCATTATATTTAATAATATGAGAGTTTATTTAATTGAAACAGTAAGAGAAGAGTTTACACCTGATACAGTATATTGGGCGTTTGACTGGGATGACAATATTTTAACCATGCCCACTCAGATTGTTCTATTAGACGATAATGGTGAAGAAGTTCTTATGTCTACTGAAGATTTTGCAGAACATAGACATCAAATCGGTGTTGAACCTTTTAAATATAAAGGAAAAAATGTTGTGAGTTATGCAAATGACCCATACAGGTTTTTCTCAAACAAAGGGGACAAACGTTTTTTAATAGATGTGATGTTTGCTGAAGAAGGTCCTGAATGGAGTAAATTCGCAGAAACAATAAATAACGGTTCAATTTTTGCAATCGTTACTGCTAGAGGACATTCACCATTAGTGATACGTAAAGCTATCGAAAACATGATTGAGTCCAATTATAAAGGAATCAATAAAAAAGAATTAGTTAAAAATTTAAGAAAATATCGTCACTTCGCTGAGGAAGATGATATGAGTGATAATGAATTAATTAATTCTTATATGGATATGAATAAGTATTATCCTGTGACTTATGGACAAGGTTCGGCAGCTCAACCTGAAAAATTAAAAGTAGAAGCTTTAAAAGAATTCCATAATTATGTTAATTACATATCAGGGATTTTACATAAACCAGCATACTTAAAGAATTTAATATCAAATAGATTTGTACCTAAAGTAGTATTTTCAGATGATGATAGAAGAAATATTGAATATGCACATAAGAGTTTAAGTAATGACCCTGAAAGCAAATTTGAATTTATTTTAACACAAGGAGGAAAGAGACAAAAGTATGAACCAGAAAATTAATAACCTAGTCTAGTGTAAATTTCTTATAAAAAAACTAAAAGTAAAGAGAAAAATTTTTAAACTAGATATTTATAAAAAAACATAAAATAAAAAAATTAAAAAAATAACAATATGGCTGATTTACTGATGAAAATGCCGGTACCTTACGAACCCAAAAGGCAGAACCGATTTATATTAAGTTTTGATTCAACTTTGGGTATAAATGAATGGTTCGTAGAAAGTGCTTCAAGACCACATATAACAATTAATCCAACAGAAATTCCATTTTTAAATACTTCTACATATGTAGCAGGTAGATTTACATGGGGTACTATTAACGTTACATTCCGTGACCCAATTGGACCTTCAGCGTCACAAGCTTTGATGGAATGGGTTAGATTATGTGCTGAGTCAGTAACAGGTCGTATGGGATATGCCGCAGGTTATAAGAAAAACGTTGAAGTTAGTATGTTAGACCCAACAGGTGTTGTTGTTGAGAAATGGATATTAGAAGGTACTTTCTTAAGTGATGTTAACTTCAATAACTTGGATTATAAGTCCGATTCATTGGCAACAATCACGGCTACTTTGAGAATGGACCGTTGTATTTTAGTATACTAATAAAAAAAACAATACAAAATTTTGTAAAATCCTGTATATATTGTTATACAGGATTTTTTTATGGAAGAATATTCAGGATACACATGTAATAGATGTGGAAAAGTGTTTGAAACTAAAGAAGAGTTTATTAAACAACACAAAGAAGAAGTTAAAAATGAAAATAAAGATTGATTTATTTAATTCTTAAATTATTTTTATAATAAAATCGAAATATGATGGATAAGGATTTATACCAAGCTGCAACAGAAAACTTTAATTTACCACATGACATGGTTCAATTACCTTCAGGTGGAATTTTTTACAAAAGTAAGAAAAAATCAGTCAAAGTTGGTTATTTGACGGCTGTTGATGAAAATTTACTAAATAGTTCTAATATTGAAAGAGAGGGATTAATGATGACTCTTTTAAGAAATAAGGTTTATGAACATGATTTAAGACCTGAAGAGTTGTTAGATGTTGATATCCAAGCAGTTTTGTTATTTTTAAGAAATACTTCTTTTGGTCCTGAATATAATATGTCTGTTTTAGACCCAAGAACAAACAAGTATTTTGATACTACAATTGTATTAGACGAACTTAATATTACCCGACCAACAAGTCTACCTGATGAGACCGGTCTTTTTGAAACTAAATTACCAAAAACTGGTGTGGTAGTTAAGTTAAAACCTTTATCATATGGTGAAGAAACTGAAATTGAGAAGTCTTTAGAAAAATACCCTGTAGGTTTAGTTCCACCTACTATAACAATGAAATTACAAAAACAAATTGTTGAAGTTAATGGTGATACCTCACTTTCTACTATATCTAAATTTGTAAATGAACTTCCAATCTTGGATTCAAAACATATTAAGAATTTTTTAAGAGAAAACGTACCTTCATTGGACCTAAAAAGACAAGTTAAAACCCCATCAGGAGAAATAGTTACAGTTCAAGTAGCGTTTGGGGTTGAGTTTTTTCGTCCGTTCTTCCAATAATAGGGAATATCTGCTCAATAGTTACTATTTGATGGCAAAACATCTGAATACTTCTTATTCAGATTTTATGTCTATGCCGACATTTGAACGTGAATTTTTATGTAATCGAATTATTGAATTAAATACACCATCAACATAAAAACATAAATCAAATATTTATTTAAAAATGAATAACAATGTTTGTACTTGGTGATTTAGATGATGCTGCTAATAGTGCAGGTAAATTAAATGACGAATTTGCTGCGATAAGTTCGGAAATGTCAACTATTACAGGTCTTTTTGGGACATTTAATAATTTAGTTAATACGAATTTATTAGACCTTACAAAAATGAGAGATGTTCTCTTATATGTTGACAGGTCGGCTATGAATATTTCAAAATCATTTGGACAAGGTCGAGAAAATGTAACACAATTAAAAATTGCAATGGCGGATGCATATGTTGAAGTTGCTAAAATGGGTGGTACGTATAAAGATATTGCGGAAATACAAGGAAAAGTTGCTGCTGATTTAGGTCGAAATGTTATTCTACAATCTGACACTATTGAAAAATTATTTGCAACACAAGAAGTTACAGGACAAAATGCTGAGGTAGTTACAAAATCATTTAAAGATGCTGGAATGAGTGCTAATTTGGCTGTGGAGGGGATGCAAAAAGTTGTTGATATTTCAAGAAGTCAAGGAGTTAATGCTCAGGCAGTGTCTAAACTTGTTGTTGACAACATGAAAAATTTAAACATGTATACATTTCAAGGAGGTGTTGACGGTTTGTCTAAAATGGCGGCACAAGCAACATCAATGAGATTTAGTATGAGTGAAACATTTAGATTTGCTGAGAAAGTATTTAATCCTGAAGGGGCGATTGAGACTGCGGCTGCTTTACAAAGATTAGGTGTGACTCAAAGTCAATTATTAGACCCATTAAGATTAATGGATTTAGCTCAAAATGACCCAACAGAATTACAAAATCAATTAGTTCAAATGACTGAACAATTTGTTCAACTTAATTCAAAAGGACAATTTGAAATTATGCCTGATGCTAAAAGACAGTTAAGGGCTATTTCTACCGAGTTAGGAATTGGTTATGACGAACTTGTAAAAATGTCAATTGGTTCTGCGGAAGTTGCTGATAAAATGAATAAAATTAGTTTCCCAACAGGTGCATTTAGCGAAGAAGATAAAAAATTTATAGCTAACATGGCAGAGATGGGACCTGGTGGTGTTTATACTTTAAAGGTTGATGGTAAAGATGTTGGTATCGAACAGGCGATGGATATCTTTACTAAAGATAGGACTAAGTTTGATAAGTTTATGGAAGCGTCAAGACCTAAAACAATGGAAGATTTGGCGATTGAACAATTAGATACTTTAAAATCAATGTCGGCTGCTTTAAATTCTATGATGAATAGAACGTCTATTGCTGCTAGTGGTTCAAAAGTTGGAGAAACTATATTATCTGGGTATCGAGAAGCATACAATATTCCTGCTAGGACTATGTCAGGAGAAGCTTTTGATACTGAAAATATGAGAATTAAATTTGATGAACTTGGTACTGGTATATCTGATATTTTTACAAAAATTACTGAGGGTAATTTTGATTTAGCGGATGCAGCATCAAAAGTAGAGGGGGCGTTTAAAGGTCTTGGTGATTATCTTAAAGATGAACTTTCATCAGTAATTGGTAATTTAAAGGGTGAAGGGGAAAAAATAGTGAATGGTGGTAATAAAACATTAGAAATGGAAGACTTTATATTAAAAACACACCCAAAGGATTCTATAGTTTTTACACCTGATATGATGGTTGGTGGTACTAATTTGTTTGGTGGACAACAAAATAGTCTGAGTGAAACTAAAAATACCCATGATATTAATTTAAATGTTAATTTAACATCAACGGGTACTGATTTAAATCAAATAACTAAAAAAGAAATATTAGAACCATTAGTTGCTCATATACAAAAAGTAATTACAGGTGATGGATTGTTAAATAAAAATGGTAAAACACCAAATCCAATGGTTAATTATCAGGTTTAATATTAGAAATAAAATTTGAGGTATTTATTAATAAAATTATTCGATGTCAGATAGTTCATTATCATTTGCTTCAACCTCGACGTTTAGAAACAACCTTTTAGGTAGAAATCTTGCTCCGTATACTGTACAGGGTGTTTT